ATGTACGTGGGCACCATTCGTCGGGTCGAGAACACCTCCGTCGAACTCGCGGGGCACTCGCTCGAGGAGATCCGGGATCAGGCACAGGCTGCGGCCCCCGAGGGTTTCGACCTCGTGTCGGCACCGGTGCAGATGATCAAGGGCAGCACCGAGCTCAAAGCCACCGCGACCTACCAGCGCCGCGATGGCCTGCGCGACATCGAAGCAGACGACCGCGCAGCCCTGTTCGCAAAGGTGCCCGAGGGCTGGCAGCTCGTCAACATCCGGAAGCAGTGACACGACGAGCGCGCGCGCTAGCCCGCCGCACTCGACTTTGCAACCCCGTGCTCGTCGGGGGGCTGCCGTGGCATCGTGCAGGGCGATGCGTTACGTGAAGTACGGGGGCGAGACTTTCATCACCAGCGATGCTGTCGCCCGTGCCCTGCTGGCTCTGACGGCGAGCGTCGCGGCGACCTCGGGAAGCGAGGTCGTCACCATCCTCGCCATCGAGCCCGGTTCGGACGAGCCCGCGCAGGTCGACCTCGTGATCGGGAGCGGCATTCACATCCTCTCGCGGCCCGCGGCCGTCGACATCCCCGAACCCGACTTCGAGGATGCCGTCGGCTGGTTGCAGCTGCATCCCGACTTCCCCCGGCGCCAGCCGGAGTCCGACCTGGGGTCGAATGTCGAGGACCCGTCGTCGTGGAACGACGACTTCGGCGGAGCGATCGACATCATCTGAGCGCGCCACGATAGCGTTTCAGACATGGAGCTACAGCCCCGTCTGCGCCACGTCGGTCTGATCTCACTGGCCCTCGTTCTCGCTGCGACCGGTTGCACCGCGGAGACCCCTGCCGAGGAAGAGGTGCTCTCGACGACGCCTCCTCCCTCGCAAGCACCACGGCAGACTCCGGAGACCAACCCGTCGACCCCGACACCCACCCCTACGCGAAATGTCGTGTCGATACCGCCGTGCGACGACATGCTGACCACCGAGCAGGTACGCGCGGTGGCTCGTGACGACGCCAGGATCGGTCCGCTCTCCACCATCGCGTGGAGCGCCGAGGCCCTGCCCGGCCCGCTCGCCCGCGCCGCGTACGAGGCCGCACGCACGACAACGAGCTGCGGGTGGGGCATCCCGCAGTCGGACGGCGTCGTGAACCTGGAGGTCGCCCTTCTCGAGGCTCAGGCCGAGCGGGAACTGCAGACCGCGCTGAGCACGTCGAGCGAGTACAGCCAGGATGCGTCCTCGGGCGTCGACGTGTTCTATCGCGCTGTCGAAGACGGCATCGGGAGTGTTCTCGCGTACGCGCTGAGTGACGGAGTGTGGGTGATCGTCGATGCGACGCTCGTGGACGAGACGACCGCGGCAGGCCTCGCCCGCGACGTGATGGGACGGATTCTCGCAAGCTGAGCCGCGCAGCGGATGACGCCCGATCAGCGTCTTTCTGAGCCGACTACGGGACTCGAACCCGTAACCCCCGTTTTCGAAGCGGCTAGTACTCTCCTGTACTTTCCTGTACTTTCCGCGGCTACGCGGGCCCGCAGTACGGCTAAGTACAGCCAAGTACGCGCGCAAAACGGTGAGTAAACGGTGAGCGAGCCGCGCCAAAGCGGACGCCAATCCCCGCTGCCAGTCGACCTCTGCATTCGAGCGGCGCTGATCGGCCAGCGGAGTCGACCGCTGAGACGCCGGCCATCCACCGCACGCGCCGCAACGCGGCCATCGCATACGACCAGCCGTCTCGAGTGACCGTAAGAGGCGCCGAGCTGACCGGCGTGCCGGTCGGTTCGGCCTGAACCGGGGGCGTCCCGCCTGTCATGAGCTGCGTAAGCGTGTCCTTCACGATCTTCGCCTCGGCGTGCGAGACGCGGAAATCGACAGTGTTCCCCGCCGTGATCACCGAGACCTTTGTGTCGAGAATGCCGTCGCGCTTAGTCGTGATCGATGTGATCGGCTTCACCGGAATCATCTCCGTTCCGGCTTTCCTTTCTTCACCCCCGTCGCGATCAGAGACGGGCCCCCAGTCATCAAGCCGGCAGTGACCTTTGCGCGCGGACAGGGAGCACGTGAGAGTCGGGTCAGAAACCGACGAATCCTGGCAGGACATCCCCGCCCGCAGGTCTCTCGGTCCACGGGATGGCGAGCTCCCACCCGCATCCGCCGCACCGATAACAGCCGTCGACCGTGCGCATGACTGTGCCGCAGATCTCGCAACCCGGCTCAGTGCCGATGTCGAAGCCGTCGTGATGGATCATCGGCCTTAGCGGTCGCCGCCGTCCGCCACCCACCGCTCATGCGAGCGGAGGGCATGTGTGACCGCCAGGCGGATCACCCAGTAGGTGACCAACAGGGTGATGATGAGGCCAAGCAGCCCCGCCGTGATCGAGATGACCCACACGAGGTCGAAGTTCGCCATGCCCACACGGTATCGGTCCGCCGCCGAGCTGTGCGCGGCGAGTGTCGTACGATAGCTCCCTCTCGGCCGGAGAAGTGGAGAACCCGGTCATGAGGTCACCGCTCGAACCTGACACCCGGCTCGACGTGGAACTGTCGGCGATTTGCGCCCGCAACCAGTACACCCGCGACCCCGAGCCTGTCATCGCCGAGCTCGCCGCCGCCGCTCATGGGCGCGACGATATCCTCACTAGGGCGGCAGGTCTATGGGCCGGCTATTTCGATTCCCCCGAGACTCACGTGCTCGCGATGGCGCTAAGTAGCATCCCCGGCACGAACCGCTGGGTCGAGGAGGGTCTACGACGACGCGGGGTAGCCCAGCAGTCCTAGTACCGGTCTGTGACCCTCGATCCGGTACGCGCGCCCCGCGATCGACACGCCGTACACTTCGACTCGTGACATCTTGGGACTACCGTCCGGTCTTTGGCCGTCTGCAACGAGCCCAAAGCGACCTAGAAGCTGCCGGGGCTGACCCTAACCGTGATGAGGTCCTTCGGATTGCAGTGCAGCGGTTGACGCGGCAGACGCTGACTGCGTTGATACTGGCTCAGTCGATGGATGTCGCAGAATCTACCCACCGTGACCTCGCACAGGCTGCAGATGAGCTCGCTGACTCTATCGGCCGTTTTACGAGGGCCACAGACGGCGAGCGTGCGAGTCTGCTCAACACTTCCGCGGCGCGCGTGGCGATCACCCTCGGGTCAGTTGCCGATGACCGTTCCACCGACCCTGCGCACCCCACGCGACACAGCGTGAAGGTGTCGCTCGAGCGAGGCCTCGAGGACGTTCAGCTTCTTGTTACGGTCCAGGGTCTAATCAGCTCTGCTGCGACACGCGCCGAGGAGGTCAGTTCGTCGGCGGCCGAATCTGCCCGGAAAGCGGAAGTGGCGCTGGAGTCGGCACGGGCGGCAGCGAGTGAAGCCGCCACGACCGCCCTTGAGTCGTCGTTCGACACAGTCGCTACAGAAGAAGCTAGTTCGGCCAGGAACTGGCGCAGGTGGACCTTGGTGGTCTTGGTGCTGGCCACACTGGGCGGGGTCGGGTTCCTGGCTGAGAACCTCAGCCGGGAGATCAATTGGCAGGGTGTCGTCTTTCGAGTCGCGATCGTCTCAGCTCTCGGCGCGATCGCGGCGTACACCGCGCGACAGTCCTCACACCACCGGCGAATAGCCACTTGGGCACGAGCGATCCAGGTGCAGCTCAAGTCATTCCGGGGCTTTGTCGAACGAATCGATGATCAGAAAGTGCAGGACGCAATGTTTGAGATGTTCACACGTCGCGTCCTCGCTCCGCCGCCCGAAAGCAGCAAGTCGGGAGAGGCCACCAACCTGCTTCAGCCGCTGCTCGAGCAGGTAATCAAGAGGGTGCCCTAGGCGCGACCCAGCCCCGGCACCCCTCCGCAGCGAAGGGCTACCGGGGCCGTCCGGGTGTACGGCTCGCCAGGCGGGTTACGCCTCGATCGGCGCGATCACGGTCGTGCGGGCGCTGAGCGCCTTCTCAACGCCGTCGACGCCGTCGGCGCGAACAGCGGCCGCCACCTCATCGACGATTCGGTCGTACTGATCCTGCGAGAGAGCGACACGGTTCTCAGCCACCGTGCGCTCCACCTCGGCGATCGTCTGCGCCGACATTCCGCTGAGCTTCAGGCTCGGGATGCCCACTGCATCGCCCACATAGTTGGTGGCGTAGTTGAGCTGGCCCTGCTCGACGACGGGCGCGCCACCGCCTGCGTAGCCGAGATGGGCCAGCAGCTCGGGGTAGCCCGCACTAAGGACCATCGACTTCCCGGTCTGCGGGTTCACGGCAACGATGCCCGTGCCGTAGGTGAAGAGCTTCAGCGGCGACGCGAATCGCTTGATCTCTTCGGTGAGCTTACGGAGCTCGGCGAAGAGCTCGTTGCGTGCGTTCTGGTCGTACATGTCGTCCTCCGGTTCAGGCTGGGGGTCAGAAAGATGATTGGTGATGTAAGGGATGGGGGCGATCGTGTTGCCCGGGTCAGTGCCGGATGCGCGCCAGGTGCCGTCGAGGTACATCTCGAGGTGAAGATGCACGCCCCGCGAAAGTCCCGTCTGGCCTTCGATGCCGAGCTGAGTTCCCTCCGGGATCCAAGACCCCTTCGATACGGACAGCCGCGACATGTGGCACGACCGGGTATAGAGTCGGCGACCCTCGACGATGCCGTGATCGATGAGCACCTGCAGCCCCATCCACGACTCGCCACCAACCCCGGGATCGCCACCGCGGCCGGCCTCGATGACCACTCCTGGTGCGATCGCGTGAACTGATCCACCGATGTTCCAGTCCTGCCCGAGATGAAACGCGCGCGTCCACCCGTAGTCGGGGTCGTAGATGGGATCCCGCGGGCCGTACATATCCGAGCGTCTTGGCTCGGTCTTCTTACCGTTTGGCCAGAGCAAAGCTGACTCCTTTCTGCCGAGGCCGGCTCACTGCGCGGCGATCGCCGCGACTACCGCGTCGACGATCTGCTCGCGCTTTCGGTCCCAGCGGCGGTTAGCAATCGCGACAGCGATGTCGAACTCGCGCGCGCCGACCGACTTCGGTGTTCCCCAGACGTTCTCGGCGGTCGCGAGAAACTCGCCGACGCCGATGTCCGCGCTGCGGAAATCACCGAGGTGGTCTGCGCCGATCGGATCGGCAAAGAACACCGAGCCATCCGGACGGCGGATCAGGGGGCGGGCTGCGGTGGCTGCGCCACGGAGCAGGTTGCGGTCTTCGTCTGTGAACATGTCGTCCTCCGGTTCGGGTTCAGGCTGGGGTGTGTTGGGGATTCGCGGCAGCGGTGTGATGAAGTACGGCTCCGGGTCGACCCGGTCGCCATCGATGTAGAGCTCGAAGTGCAGGTGCACTCCGTCGGATCGACCTGTGGTCCCCATTCGAGCGAGGTGGTGGCCGGTCGACACCAGGTCGCCGACGTTCACGTAAACGTCGCCGGTACGCAGATGGCTGTACGTCGTCTGGATGCCGTAGCCGTGGTCGATGATGACCCGGTTGCCCCAGTCGTTGTTGTTTCCGCCGTCGCGGTAGACCGATGAGACCCGGCCGCCGAGTGCCGCGTAGACACGCTGCGTGCGCACGGGGTCAGCGGTCCACCAGCCGTAGTCGATGCCTCTGTGGCCCGTGTAGCTTCCCCACCCCCCTTTGTATGGGGCGTCCGGCTCGACCGGCCGCGAGAGAGTTGGCATGAGATGTCCCTTCCCTGACGTTGCTCTTCCTGGCTTCCAGCGTAGAACATCTGTTCTATACGCGACAGAAATGACCGAAACTTGCTAGTAGCTGTGTTCGACTTGCGTTCTTGCAGGATGACCACTACAGACAATGAAAGCCCTGGTGCCCGTTCCTCAAGGGAAGGGCACCAGGGCGGTGTAGTGACGCGGCAGCGCCTCAGCTGACGGAGCTGTCGGAATCGGCGAAGTGCTCCAGCCGCTTTGCGCCGAGATCCTTCGTGACGAGGGCGTACGACGCGGAGACGATCACGATCGACAGCAGCGCGAACAGCCACGGGTTGCCGATCGGTTCACCGGTGAGCTGGTGGTAGAACACGATCACAACTGCCGCGAGGACGATCGCGACGGCGACAGAAACCGCGCGCTTCTGCCAGGGCTTGTGCACGAACGGGAGCACGCCGTTTAGGAACGACACCGCGTAGGTGCCGAAGAACGCGAGCAGGGTCAGGACGCCGAGCGGCGCGGTCGGGATGGTGACATCCATGGTGGGTGACCTCCTAGGTCTCGTTGTTAGGTTGAGCGCGGCGGAGCCACGTCGGCGGAATGGTGTCTTCGATGAGAGAGATGTCGGACGGGTCCAGGTCGGGGCCGCGCTCGTTGGGCCACTGGCGTGCTATCGAGCGAAGAATGCGAGCGAATGCGGACGTTCGCTGCACCGCGGCCTCTTCGACCTCGTCGAGGCGGGTGTAGACGCGGGACAGCTCGCTCTGTACGCGCGCGTCGATCCGGGCGTCGAGGACTGCTTTCGCGTCCGCGTTCGTCTTGCCGCGGGTGCCGAGGTAGGTGACGAGCGCGGCGGCGACGAGGAAGACGCCTCCGATGATGGCGATGACGATCTCACTCACGTGCGGATGCCTCCTCCTCGGGGCGGCGTTCCTTCATCTCTTCCCCGAGGAGGTTGAGGCGGAAGAACGCCAGCGGGAGCCCGAACGTCAGCATGCCGACGACGAACAGGTTCGGTTCGGGGCGCTGGGAGAACAGCAGGATGCTGGTGATGTACCCGGCGACGAGGCCGACGAGGAGCACCTTCCCGATGATCTCCACCCGCCATAAGGACGGGAACGCCACCCCCGCCAGGCACACCGTCGCGATCGTCGCCATGGTGATGCCGAGCAGGTCGACGAGTTCCGGGTGGAACAGGCGGTCGAGGATCGTGGACCCGAACAGGACGGCTTGAATGCCGGCGAAGATCGCGATCAGGTCGTAGATCGGCAGCCACACCCGTTTGAGGTTGCGGTACTTCCACTCGTCGGGTGGGATCGCGTCCGGGTGCCAGATGCTCGCCCGGTACAGGCGGAGGATCACCCGCTGACCTCCACCGGTGCCGCTGCCGGCGCGGGCTGCGGGAACGCGCGGGAGAAAGCGAGGTCGACGCCGTCGGCGATGGTGTCGAGGGTGACGCCCTCGATCGTCCCGAGCGTGTTCACCAGCGTCTCGCGGAGCGTGGCGAGCTGCGCGTTCTGCTGCTCGACGTAGAACGCCTTCGTACGCTCCTCGGACTCGAGAATCAACGCCTGGATGTCGAGGCCCTGGTGACCGTCACCGTCGGGGTCAACGACGGCAGCGAGCTGCACGATCGCGGCGAGGATCATGTGGCCCTGGTTCGCCAACGCCGGCCCCATCAGATACTCGGCGCCCGGGAAGTTGATCACTCCACGGCGGATGTCGTTGAGCACCGGCCACGCGGCCGCGTCATATGTGTAGCCGGCGCCGGGCATCAGCGTGTGATCGCCTACGCGGCGGGTCACCTTGTCGGTGACCTGGTCGACGATGTCGGCGCCGAGCTGCTTCAGCCAGTCTTCGCTGGGCATGTCGTCCTCCTCGGGATCGAACGGACGGGAACCGCCGCCGGCGGACGTGCCGGCGAGGGCCTCGCGGATGAAGGTTTCGGGGTTCGCGTACGCTGCCCCGGTGCTGATGAGGTGCGCGCCGCCGATTCGGTCGGTCATCACCAGGTGAAGGTGGATGCCGTCCCACGCGGTGCCGCCATAGTCGACGTGGTCGAACCTGACGTTCGCGCCGAACTGCGCCAGGCGTCCGACGCGCTGGTTGCGGTCGATCCACTGCCCTCGCCGCGGGAGCCGGTCGCCGGACATGTGGCAGTACACGTGGTAACGGCGGGCGCCGGGGAGGCCCGTGTCGATGTAGATGACCCAGCCCATCGACGTCGTCTTACTGACCAACGCGACCGTGCCCGGGTGTAGAGCCGGAACGTTCACCGCGCGACGGCCGGTGCCGATGTCTAGAGCGATGTGGAACCCACCACCCCAGGGTGCCCGGGCGATCGTGTAGAACGGCCCCCACTCCCAGAAGCGGTTCGTCCACATCGACACGGCATAGAAGACACGCCAGTTCATCCCGTCACCTCGTTCTCAGTAGCCGACGGCGATATACGTAAAGCCGCGCACCCATGGGTTCGAGGACTCGGGGATCAGCGCGCGGAACCGATTGGCGGCAACCGTGTCGAAGCCGATCGCACCGGTGGCCTTTGTGATCGGATCTCCGGTGAGCGGGTTCGCGGTAACCGACAAGCACTTGTTGGGAAACGGCGTGTCGAACACAACGACAGGGAAGTACTCGTTGCCGAAACTGACTGTCGTGCCTGCGACGAGCGTGCCAGTCTTCACGATGACGCCCTGCGGGAGCTGGACGGTGTCGGTTGGAATCTCGATGCCAGCTGGTTGCGCTGCGGATCCCCGGCGCCCCTGATGGGCGGCCGGGACTCGCTCGGCCCAAGCCCCACCGACACGCACCAGGTGGATTCCGTTGTCGATGCGGTGCGCGAGCGAGCCGTCCGCGGGCGCCCAAGCATCTTGCTCCATCCGGTTGCGGAGTGGGACAGATCCACCCGCCATCGCGGTGTACCGGACGGACTGGGTAATGATCACGGTCTGCGTGGTGGTGTCGGTGGCTTTCACCTCGGCGACGGCGAGTTCGAGTGCACCGGCGGGCAGCGACGGCTTCGCAGGAGTAGGTGACGCCGCGCCTTTTGTGATCCCGAACTCAGGAGCATCGGACGCGTCGCCGAACTCGGCGAACCGGGAACGCACCCAGATGACGTCGATACGGCTGTTGGCGCTCGGGGCCGCGTACCCGGGCGGGGCGAGTTCGAATGTGCCGTCGTTCGCAACGAGCTCGACGCCAGGAAGAGATCGGGAAGTGACGGCAACGAACTCGGCGATGTTGTACCCCATGGACGGCTTGCCCGTCACAAGCGGATCGAGGCGCGCGGGGAGCACCCCGGTGCGCGGGGTGCCGTCTGCGGAGCGCGCGACGGCACCCGCCCAAATGCGGCGCTCTGCCCGGAGCGGCAGTCCTGCCGGCGAGCCGGTCGGGAGCGAAGGCGTCAGAGTCATGAGGGTCCCTTTCAAGCTGGTTGCAGAACATCAACGAAAAGGTGCGGGTTGGTCGCCTCGACGTAACCCGACCCGCCCCCTGTCACCGAGATAGACGGGCTGAGGGCGCCCTGGACCACGTGGGCACCCGCGGGCAGGATTCCCAGCCACCGGGCTGACAGCCCGACGCTCACGCTCCCGCTATCGGGACCGCCGCTGTACGACGCCACCACGCCGAACGAACCCTGCGAAGCGAAGTTCTGGAGCGTCCCGTCCACCCGGATCTGCGAACTCAGCCACGAGTTGGCAGACGCGCCGCCCTGACGGGCATGCGAAGTCGCGAACGCCGACAGCTGGAACGTGATCGAGACGACACGAGCCCGGTCAAGCTCGAATGACTGAGACGGTCCGAACGCCTGGCTACTGGACTGAACTGGAGCACCCCACGAAGCGCGCGCCTGCGACGCGGTCGAGTACGCCAGCCGTCCGAGCAGATCGTTCTGCTGGGAGTTGATGATGGACTGCTGCCGCTCAAGCTCGGCGATCGCGGCCTTCAGCTTTGCGACGGTGTTGTCCCTTTCAGTCCCCGAAGCGACCGCAAGGCTCTCGACAGTTCGGCGCACCTCGACGATCTTGTCAACGACCAATGCCGCGCCGTGCCGCGGCGGTTTCGGGTCTGCCATGGCACCCCCTATGCGTCGTACGCCTCACCACAAGTGATCGTGAGTCGATCGGTGTCAGAGGACCCGGAAATGCCGACGATGCGGCGGGTGTATGCCCTCGCTTCGAGGTACGACGGGATCGCCTCCCCCGCCGTTGCGCCAGGCACGGATGGCATCTCGGCGCCCGCCACCAGGCCTGCCCGGTAACGGATGGCTGGCGACAGGTACAGGTTGGCCAGGTCGCCGCAGCCGTATTCGTACGGATAGGGCTGCTGGTCCGCGGCGACGGCGAACCGCCAGAACTCCCACGGGGCGCGCGCGGTGCGCAGCGTCTCGGCGTTCCATGAGTCCGCCGTCACCGGGTTTGAGATCGTCGACGATCCGCCCGATTCGAGGTGTAGCAGGGGGAACCCTCGCTCCACCAGATACGGGTCGTACATCATCCGAATCAGGGTTGTGTCGTCGGCGCGGCCGCCCTGCGTCCACGAGATCGAACCCATGCGGGAAGGATCACGCTGCACCCCTAGACCGGTGAGGTCGTCCGGTTCCCACGCGATCGGTACCTGTCCCTGCAGGCGGGGCTGTTCTTCGGTGCCGGACTCGTACACCCACCCGAAACTGTCCGGGCCGGTGCGCTCAAGCCGCAGACGGATATCGGGACCGTTCTGCACCGACTCCAGATCCCCGAGCGCGTCCTCGACACGCTTCCGGTCGACGGCTGCGTAGGTGCGAGTGCGGCTCCCGGCCCGGTCGGGATGGAATCGAATAGGGATGTCGGCCCACCCCGGCCACACCGTTGCCTGCTGGATGAGCTTCTTCCCGATCGTGCCGTAGTCGACACCGCTGATGGTGGTGTCCAACGTCGGGTCAGGAACACCACCGGGCGCGAGCTCACGGATGAGTGCGGACGCCGGAAGGATCGGGACGCGATCGAGCATGAACCGCAGGCCGCGCGCGGTGACCTCGAGCTCGTTCTTGTCGCCGTCGAGGTTGGAGGGGATGATCGGCCCGCCGAGGCATCGACCGCCGACCTCCAACGCGATCGAGTGCTTCCATGGGGTGAACAGATTCATCCAGTCCGCGACCCGGTCAACGAACGTCATGTTGATCGTCTCAGGGGTATTGGATTGCTCTTCCCAGTCGAACTTCGACGGTTCTATCTCGTCGACGGTCTGGCCTCCGCGCGTCTGAAACACCGTGATCCGGGTCACCACCATGCGTGATTCACCATCCCCTGCATGACTGCCCCGTCGGGGCTGGTCGCGTCGAACTGGTATGTGCGGGACGTCAGCCCGGGTACCTCGGTCCACTCACGGAACCGCAGCCACCGGGACACGTCCGACAGGCCGTCAAGCATCGCCCGGCGGGTGCTGAAGTCGATCTCCACGAACGACCCGGCCGGCACTGGCCGGTCCAGGCCGACGCGCGCGCCCGTGCCCACGCAGGTGATCAGCGCGGACGCGAACGCGCCGCCGAGCCGGAACACGGGCGCAGAAGGCGCCTTCCCGTCGTTCACGAGCTCGACGCGGCCCGACGACCCACCGCCCGGCCAGATGAGCGGGCGAACGGACGGCCACGTGCGGCCCTGGCCCGGGGACGGGGGCGGGGTGGACAGCCACTCCCCCGACCGATACCGGCGCGGGTCGTGCGCGATCAGGTCGACCGCCGCGAACCCGCGGCGTGCCCCGCCCTTGTGGTTCAAGGGTGTGACCTTCTCGACGGTGACGATCCGCCACGATGCCCCGGCTGGGGTTTCTACGGTCATCAGCACCGGCCCGTCGGCACCGATCGCAGACAGGGTGTCGAACGCGTCCTCCACGTCCGCCTGCGACCGGCCGAGGTAGTTGACCTCGACGCTGATGGCGCGGGAGGCCCGCAACGACCGGACGGGCGTGAACGCCCCGTGTCCCTGCGGGCGCTCCGTGCGCTCCGTCTTGTCCTCCGTCTGCCCCCACCAATCGGTGAGGGACTTGAACGACCACCCTTCGGCGGCGTAGCCGGGGAACCGGAGCGTGCCGAGGATGACAGATGAGGTGATCATGATGATGCGAACGCCCTCTCTGCTTCACGAGCCATCTGCCGAACCGCGAGGCGCGGATCGTTCGACTGAGCGATGAATGTCTGCTCGATAGTCGATGGCTGCCTCGGCGCGACGCTCGCCGTGCTCGAGCCGGCGTGTTCCCGCTCCGCGGCCGAAACCGCCAGATCGGTCCCCACGGCGGACATGCGCACCTGAGCCCGGTGGGATGCCGCCTGAGCGGTGGCCCGGATGACGCGACCGAACTGGTCTGCTTCCGCCTGCGCACCGGAGTTGAACTGGCCCATCATCGCCGCGCCTGACGTCTTCAGCTGGCGCCACCCTGGAGCGGACAGGGGGCCCTTCTTGGCGGGCGAGTGGGGGAAGAAGTCGAGGATGCCCCCGACGACCGAACCGATCGCGTCACCCACGGCACCGACCATCGAGAAGAACCCGTCGATGATGCCCTGGATGATCTCAGCGCCGAGGCTGAGCCAGTCGACCTCGGCGAATCCGCTCACGATCGCGTCGATGATCTGCGGGAGCGCCGCGATGATCTGCGGGATCGCCTCAACGAGCCCCTTGATCAGCGACACCACCAGGGTGATGCCTGCCTTGATCAGCTCCGGCAGCATCCGGATCAGCCCCGCCACCAGCTGCACCACCAGGGTGATCGCAGCGGTGATCAGCTGCGGCAGGGCACCGATCAGCCCTGTCACGAGGGACAGGAGCAGCTGGATGCCCGCTTGGATGATCATCGGCAGGTTCTCGACCAGGGTGCTCAGCAGTCCCGTCACCAGGGACAGGGTCGCCTCGACCAGCGTCGGGAGCGCGTTGATGATGCCGGTCACCAACGCGATGAGCAGCTGGATGCCGCCCTCGATGATCATCGGCAGCGCGCCGACGATCGCGGTCAGCAGACCGCTCACGAGCTCGAGCGCGGCGGTGATCAGCACCGGGATGGCCGTGATGATCCCCTGTACGAGCGCCGCCACCAGTGCGACCGCACCGGCGATGATCATCGGCAGGTTGTCGACGATCGCGGTGATCAGCCCCTGCACCAGAGCGACAGCGGCCGTCACGATCGAGGGGATGACCGTGACGATCCCGGTGATCAGCGCGTCCACCAGGCTGACGGCCGCTGTCAGTAGTGCCGGCACCTGCGACAGCAGCGACTCGACCAGCATCGGCACGAACTGCGCGACCTGCCCCACCAGTCCCGGGATGGCCGCGACGACGGTTTCGATGATGCCGGTCAGACTGGACACCAACGCCCCGACGTCACCGCCGGAGAGCGCGAAGCCCGCGAACGCGGCAGCCGCGATCCCAAGAGGGCCTCCGAGCAGCCCGAGAGCTCCCGTCAGGCCCGGGACGAGTGAGGACAGCAACGGGATGCGCGAGAGCACACCCGCGAGCCCGCCGGAGCCGAGCGCGACGAACGCGCCGATCAGCGGGCCGATGACCCCCTGCAGGCCGCCGAGCCCGAGCTCAGCAAGGCCCGCTCCCTCCCCCACCCGGTTGAGCAGGTTCGTGATGAAGTCCATCGCCGGGCCGAGCACGTTCAGCACCACCTGCCCGAACGCCTTCGCCCGCTCCTCGATAGGACCAAGCGCGGACGTCGCCGCCTGGATCAGCGGCGCGATCTTCCCGTAAATGGGCTCGAGCGCGTTCGCGCCGACCCGGCCCATCGCGGCGAAGAAGTTCTTCGCCGCGCCCGGGACGGTCTTGCCCATCTCCTGCGCGACGGTGCCCGCGGCGGATGCCGCGGCGTCGGAAAACGTCTGGAAGTCGATCTCGCCTGCGCTGGCCATCGTGCGGACTTCGTCCGTGGTGACCCCGAGCTGCTTCGCCAGCGCCTGGTAGATCGGGATGCCCCGGTCGGCGAGCTGGTTCAGGTTGTCCGTGTACGCGCGGCCGGTGGAGGCGACCTTGTTGAAGATCGCCCCGGTTTCCTCCATCGAGGTGCCCGACGCTGCGGCGACGTTCGCGACACCCTTCAGCGTCGCCTGAAGCTGCTGCCCCGGCTTGATACCCGCGGCGACAGCGCCAGCGGCAACCGTCGCCGCCTCTCCCAGACCGAACGCGGTCCCGCGCACGGCGCCGAGAGCGTCGCCCATGATCGACTGCACGTCGCCGACGGAGTTCCCAAGACCGGTGAGCTTCGCCCGGGCGGTGTCGATCGCGCCCAGGCGGGAAAATCCCTTCCCGAACGCGATACCGATACCAGCCGCCGCAACCGTTACAGCGCCTGTCGCGGCGCTTTGAAGACCCGACCCGAGCGCACGCCCCGCAGCGGAACCGGCGTCGGACGCCGCGCTGATGACCGACTGCAGTGCGCTCGAGGTTGCGGAGCCCAGACGCGACGCGCCGGCAGCGAACGTCGACACCATCCGAGACGCGGCCGGCCCCGCAGCACCAACGGCCTTCGAGAACCCCGCGGACACCTGCGAGGTGAACGGGGACATCCAAGACGACACCCGGCGGCCGAGGTCCATGAACGGCGACGCGATCCGCGTACCCGCGGCACTGGCGTACTGGATGGTCGGGCCGAACGCACCCCGAAAGGTGGAACCGACGTTCGCCAGCGCCCGGCCGACGGACCCACCGATCGACGCGAGCCGCCCGCCGACAGCAGTAGCCATCGACGTGAACGCGGTCGACACCTGCTGCGCCTGGAGACGAGCGAGACGCCCGAGAGCGGACAGCCCGGACACGTCCTGGACGCTCCGGGAGATTCCTCCCAGCGACCCCGACAGGCCGGAGAACGCCGACCGTGCAGCGTTCGCATCCCGGTGCCCGTCTCTGAAGCTGCTGAGCACACCCCGCAGCCCACGATTCGCGGACACCGCCGAGGCCTCCACGCTGGCCTGAGCCGAACGCAGAGCATCCTGCGCCGCACGCAACCGCTGGGATGCGGCCGTGACCGCATCCGTGGATGCTTGCGCGGCCCGACGGGCGCTCGCGAGCCGTTCCTCGGCCGCGACAGCTTGCGTCGAGCCCTCCCCGGATTTCCGGATCGCATCAGCCAGGCGGGCCTCAGCGACCCGCACACGGCCGGCGTCGTCCTGCTGCTTCAGACGTGCCTTCCCGAGCGCAGCGGACGCGGACGCGACCGTACCGGTCAGCGTCCGCATCTGCGCCGTACCCAGGTCGCCAGCTGAAGACGTCAGGGTCGACTTCAGGTCACGGCCGAGAGTGCGCCCAGCGCGCGCCCCGACACCCTTGAACCCACCCTCGAGGGACTTCGCGCCCGCAGTGCCGGCTTCCTTCGCGCCACGCGTGACAAGTGCCTTGAACCCCGGCATAACCGGGAAAACGGTGAAGTGACCAGAGCCAACCTCAGACGACATGACACCTCCCGGTGACTCAGGTGAAGACGAACTCCGCCTCGAGCTCGGCCCGCGCGGCCGCGATCTCATCCGGGGTCGCCTGGTTCTGCTTTCTGCGCTGCGGGTTGTCGAGCGCCCACGGAGCGACCTTGCGGAAGACCTTGCTGTCGCCGATCTGCGCGGACAGCGTGATCAGCTGCACCATCGAGGCGGGGTACGCCCACCCGGCGAGCTCAGCGCCCAGCGCCGTTCCGCCGTCTGTGGCGGCTTCCTCGAGCAGAGTTTTCGCCTCCCCCCAGAGGAGGCCGTCGCCCAGTTCCGAGATGCCGGTGCCGTAGCCGCGCAGAGTGACAGCCACGGCACCGCGGTGCTCTCGGATGAGCTGAGCGACGGTCAGGATTCCGGGAAGGCCGCCTGCTGGATGCGCTGGAGCAGACGGAAGTACTTCTCGGCGAGGATCGCGCACTCGACCATGTCGCGGCGCCCAAAGTCGTTCGCGAGCTCGTCGCCGCCGACCTTCCGCAAGACGACCTTGAACTGGTCGACCGGGGTCAGGCCGCTCGCTGACATCTCGTCGACCTCGTCGAGGGTGAGGCTCAGCGGAGCCTCGACGATCATCCCGTCCGTGAGGCGACCGATGGCGCGCTTCTCGACAATGATCATCCGCACGTCGGGGACGGCCGCGGCGATCGCCTTCTGTTCGGCTTCCTCGTCCCAGCTGTCGAAATCGTACTCGGGGGCGGCGGGTGCCGCGGTGTTGCGTGTGGTTCCGGCCATGACGGCCCTCCTTCGGATTATCGGGTTGGTGATGCGGTTGTCACTTCGTGACGGTACGGAGCGCCGTGATCATGCCGATCGCGAGCGCCAGACCGATGCCCAGGATCACGAGAGCTACGGCTCCCGCGAGTGCCCAGACGATGAGGTCCCAGGGCGTCATGGCCCCCCTTCGTGTATCGGGTTCGGGTTGAAGGCTGGCCGGGGCGGCCCGATAGCGCCCCGGCCAGCCGGTCCAGCCGCCTGGTCAGGCCTTCGCTGATTCGACGGAGTCGAAAGTGACAGGCACGCCGAGCTCGCTCTGCGTTCCCATGCGCGCGGACGCGGCCGACTTCGCGGGCGGGACGAGCCATTCGCGATAGAAGCCGCCGATCTCCTCGTTGAAGATCCACTCGAACGTCACCGCGCGGCCCGTGACCTCGCCGCGGGTCATCTGGTCCTTCTCGACCGCACTGATGCGGGCGAGACCGTTCTTGCGTTCCGACCACCCGTTCTTGAACTTCACCGCAGTGAACAGCGGGAAAACGTGGTCGGGGGTGAGCCCGGTCACGACGATCATTCCGTTCTCGTCCGCTGTCTTGCCGGTCACCAGGCGCCGGACGAGGGCGTCGAACTGCGCGAGGTTGATGACCACGTTCGGCTGGTCGTCGCCGGCGAGTTTGTGTCCCTGCTGGAAGAACTCGATCGCATCACCCGCGTCGCCGCCCTCTTGCGGACCACCATCGACCTTGAACAGGCCAACCTTCTGGTACCCCTCGGGCATGACCAGCGGTGTCGCTGCACCGTCCTTACTCGCGACGAACGTCTGCTTAGCCGCGCCTGCGTCGGTCGGGAGCTGCACGGCCGCGAACCCGGTAATGGGGACGCCAACCGCGGAGAGGTCGTTCCCCTCGCTGTCTGCTGACATTTCTCCTCCTTCAAGAGAAACAGACCACCCACATGGGCGGTCCAGTTGGTGATGGGTTGGCGTCGGTCACCAGGAACCGACAACCGTGTACTGACCGGTGAAGTACCGGCGAGCCACGTCGAGAGAGTCCGCCACGGGATACGGGCCGTTGAACCCGCCCCACTCCACGGACGCGATGGGGGAACCGTCCGAGGTGACGATCGCGTCATCCTGCAGAACGGAGTACAGCCAGCGCGCGAGATCATTCGCTGGCTTGTCATTCGACCGCGACCCGGCGAGCACAGACGCGCCGATGGACCGGTCGAAGGTGACCTCAGACAGGCGGGCGCCGGAGTCATCTCGGATGACGATCACCGGACGGGTGATCGGCAGCGCCAGACTGACCGGCTCCTTGTTCGAAACGGTCACGTTGTGGCCGTCGCGGTCGGCGCAGGCTCGCACATAGGACGCCAGCCACAGCTCAAGGTCCGGGGGCGTGACCCTAGCCACGACGCCGCACCGCCTTGAACGCCCGGGCGATGATCCCGAGCTTCGACTCGATCAGCAGCGTCTTCGCGTCACGGCCAACAGCACGCCACACGGTCCGGTAGCGCGCCTCACGCCGCTCGAGCACGAACCCGTCGCGGTACTCGCCGGAATCGACCGGCGCCGTCGACCGAATCGTCGACAGGCCCGCCTCCGCGATCGCACGCGTCTCCGCCACGATCTGGGGGCTCCGCAGGATGCCGTCCATCGTCCGCCGGTTGAATTTCACGTCCATGTCGCCGCTCTTCGCCACCGGACACCCCTTCCTCGGTCAGCCGACGTACCGCGTCAGCGGGATCTCGCGAGGCGGCGTCCACCCCGTCCACGGGAGGCTGTCCGCAGCGGGCGGGATGCCATCGATCGTGTACACGGGGCCGTCGAGGCCGTCCCGGATGCGGTCGCCCTTCTGGACGTCGAACGATCCCTCGCAGAACAATGACTTCGACTCCGCCGCTTGCTGCCGTGTCGCGGTCGCAAGGAGCGACGTCGACGTATGCGCGACAAACGCGCCCGGGATCACCAGCGGCTCCTCCGGGTTGCCCCAGTCGCTGTGCGTTTCCTCGTCGGAGTACGGGTCACGGACGAGGCCAGCGCGGAGCCTGTAGACGGTCGTACCGAACGGGAAGTTCATGTGTAACTCTCCGGCCAGAGACGGGAGATGGGCCGTTCGCTCGGGAAGCTCCCGCGCGCGGCACCCGTGGGTCGTGGCGCCGGGCAGAGCGACCGGAGGTCCGCGCGGTCCTGCGCAGTCCACGTCTCGGCATCCCAGTAGTCGACGCGCGCGGGCCCTATGGCCTGGGAGCGCACGCGCCGCGATCCGGCGGCGGGTGCTTCGGCGGCGACGCCGCGGAGGATCGCGAGAGCGTTCTTCTTCGCTTCTGACTCGTCGGGGAACGAGTCGATGCAGGGGGCGATGGAGCGTGCCGCGACGATGACGCGTCGCGCCACGTCCTCGGTCACGCCCGGGAAGTCATCGGGTGTGATCATCTCCATCGCCCCCCTGTCTCGTTACTTCTTGGGCTTACCGACGAGGCCGATGGCCTTCGCGTGCTCGATGCCCTCGTCGGTGTATTCATCGCTGCTGACCGGCGCGCCGCGGTAGGCGTACCGCTCGCCGCCGGAATTCAGCGGGAGCACGGCCACCGGGCCGATCACCTGCAGCTGCTCAGCTGCAGCCTTCTCGCCTGCCAACTGCGGTTCGGCGGCCTTCTTGGCTGCCGCGTCCTGCGCCTTCTGGTCGGCGCTCTGGTGGCCGGCCATCAGAGGCCCGTGCCCGTGAGCTGCACGCCCGCGAGGGGCTCGAGGACCACGGGCACCGTGACGCGTCGGCCGCGGAGCTTGTAGCCTTCGGCGTCTTCGTCGCGGATCGATTTGGTCTCGACGCCGAAGTTGCCGGCCGAGGCGTAGCCCGGTCCGCCGAGCTTCTCGTCGGCCATACCGCCGAGCTGGTCGCGGTCTACCAGCAGCGGGTTCGCGCCCTGGAAGTGGGGCGTGGTCGCCCAGGTCAGGCCCAGAGCGTTCACCGGGAGGCTGCCGTTGACGGCCGTCTCGCCCGCCTCGCGCGGCAGCGCCTTGTCGTCCACGAGCAGACGGATGACCTTGGCGTACTGCGTCGGACGCAGTACGACGGTGTCGAGCTCGAGGCCCAGCCCCAGGTCAGCGCGCTCGCCCTGGACCGAGATCATCGCCTCGACGGCCGCTCCAGCGCTTGCCCACTCGTCTGACGTGAATGTGCTGGTGACCTTCGACTGGATCACGGCCATGGCCACCGAGTCGACGTAGCGCACGATCGTGTTCGCCACGCGCAGGATGCCGCGGTCCACGTAGGTGCGACCCTGGCGGGCGATCTTCTCGTCCGAGACCATCGTGTCAAGGCCCCACTTGTCGGTCTTCGCCGACGCCACGGTGCCGTCATCGAGCACGACGAGGGGGAACTCGCCGAGGGGCGAGATCGCCTCGGGGTCCTCCGACGAGAACACGGGCTCGCCGGTCTCGTAGAAGATGCCGCCGCCGGTCGCGTCGAGACGCGCCTGCAGCAGGTAGTCGGCGATGAACCGCATCTTGGTGATGTCCGCGACGCGGCGGGCGATGAGGCTCCGGTTGGACAGGAACAGGTGCAGCTGCTCCGTGGTGAGCGTCCCCGTGGGGTGCGCCACCGGGTAGGTGTACGACATCTGGACTCCTCTCAGATGAACAGGACGTCGATGACGTCGTTGTCGGCGGCGGCGGCCTCGAGCGCGAGGCCGACGGGGTTGGCGGTGTCGCCGATCGTTTGGATCTTGCCGGCGGCTGCCGACGAGACCTTGATCCCGGCGGCGATCGCGCCGTTGGCGACCAGCCGGTGAACGCCGCCAGCACGGGTGAACACGGTCACGCGCTCCCCGGACTTGGCATCGAAGCCGGCAACGCCAACGACGGCAGCCGAGTCGGCTCCGGCGGGTCCGACCGTCCGGTTGCCAGTGACGTCCACCAGTCGCCCACCGGTGACGTCGGCCGATGCGGTGAAAGTCACCGCCTGGCCGGGCTTGAACTTGGGCAGGTAGTCAGCCATCTCAGGCCCCCTTCTCGGCCGCGCCGTACATCGCGTTGTAGAGCGCGTCGTCGGTGCTGGTCAGGGTGTCGGAGACACCCACGGGCTCGACGGGGACGCTGTTCTTGGGCACGGTCGCGAGGAACGCGACGGTGCCCTTCTCGTCGGTGTCGAGCTGCTCGCGGATCGCGGACGCCGACGCTGTGCTGATCTGACCGCTGCGGAGAGCGGCTGCGACGATCCCGTCGCGGCGGTCCTTCTCCTGCTGTGCGCGCGCCTCCGCACCCTGGCGGGCGTTGGCCTGCGTCTCGTTCCAGACGTTCTCGTCGACTGCCACGAAGCCCTTGGGCAGCGTCGCGACGGCGGGAGCGTCCTCGGTGGGGGCCTGCTCTTCGAGCGCCTCGTCGACCGCTGCGAGCAGCGCCTCGTCCGAGATGTCGGCGTCCTTCACGCCGAGCCGTTCGATGAGTCCAGCCTTGATGGTGTCGCTCATCGCGAGCGCCTCCTTCTGGTTGGGATTACCCGGCTCGGGCGAGCCCGGGGTCTTAGGGGAAACGGCGCGCGCCGCGGCGCGGCGGCCGTCCGATCGCGCGAACACCGACAGGTCGAACCGCGCCTTGGCGGATTCGGCGTCACCGTCGCCCTCGACACGATCAGCGAGCTTCTCAGCGACCGCTTCGTCGGCGGTGAGATAGCGGTCCTTCTCCATCTCGGCGAGCCAGTGCTCGACCGAGTCGCCGGACTTCGCCGCGTAGACGCTGGCGATGTTGCGGTCGTAGTGGGTCTCGAGGTCATCCGCGACGGATCGGAGGTCGGTCGCGTCACCGATGACGGTGCCCCACGCGTTGTGGATGTAGAGCTCGCTGTTCCGCATCATCACGAGCTCGTCGCACGACACCGCGATGAACGACGCCGATGATGCTGCGATGCCCTCAACGACCGCGACCGTCTTCGCCTTGTGCTGACGCAGGGCGTTCATGATCGCGATGCCCTCCCAGACCTCGCCGCCGGGCGAGTTGATGAGCAGGCGGATCTCGTCGACCTCGTCGGGCAGTAGGTCGAGCTCGCGGGTGAACTCCTTGGCGGAGATCCCCCACCACTCTCCGTAGCTGTCGATCGGGTCGTAAAGCCGAAGCGTCGCGACGCTTCCATCGGTCCTGGCCGATGGCGCCTCTGCGCGGATCGGGGTTCGCTCTGTACTCGCTCGCCCCGGCGGTCGGAAAGGGTTCATGCTGCCTCCTCGGCGGGCTGGTCAACGGTGGTGAGGTCTTCGATGGGGATGCCCCACCGGTCACGGACAAACGCGCGCAGCGGCGCATCGACGACGAGCGCCCCGCAGTCGACGAGCGCCTTGATGACCTCAGCGGTGATCTGCTGGCGCTCACCGATCGGCCCCGGTACGAGCCGAGGTGCAGGTTCTTCGCTGCCATAGTTCAGGTCGACGAGGTCCTCGATCACGTGCTGATCAACGACGTCGGCCAGGTGCTCAGCGATCGTGTTGAGCGAGTCCGTGAAGAACGACCCGAGCACTTCACTCAGCGCATACGAGCCCTTCGAGTTGTTGCCGCCGAGGCTCAGGAAGTTCGCCAGCACCGCACGAGCGATCTGCTCGTCGTAGTACCGGATGAACTGGTCCGTGTCGGGAAGCTTCCCCGTGACACCGACGAACTGCATCGACGCGCCGTGGGGCAGCCCGACCCCGGCGGCATCACCGCTACGCGCCTGCCGAGCGATCTCTTCGGCGTGCTCGATTTGTTTGTCGAGCCACTCGGTTGCTTCAGCGAAGTCCCACGATTCCTCAGGCTTCGCAGTCGTGACGACGGGCAGGCCGAGCCCGTTGCGTTCGGCCGTGAGCGCCTGGATGCGCAGCACTCGGTCCTTGAGCACGGACATCTTGTACGCCGCGCGGAGCAGGGACTCCCCCACCCAGTTGGCGCCCTCTCGCTCGTTGACGAACACAACGAGACGGTCAACAGGGATGCGGATGTCCGAGGCTCCGGCGGTGCCGTGCTGCTCGATGGCGTCGAGCCCGCCGTCCTTTGCGACGTCGAACTTGGAGATGGTGCGAGGGGGCCGCCACGCAAGCTTGCGCAGGTGGGTGCTGCCGTCGTCGTCGACCGAGTAGACCTGCTCGAACACGCTGTGCCCGTAGACCAACTCGAGCAGCGCGAGTCGGAGGAACTCGGTGAACGAGAATCGGTCTTTGCGTCGGCGCGGCGCGACGTAGGGCTTCCCCTTGATGGGCAGGCCGAGGTCGCGGGCGACGTGCTCAGTGACTTCGTCGCGGCATCCCGATCCGTCGATAACCCAGTCCGTGCGGAGGATAGGCAGGGTCACCGCGCGCAGCACTGACTTCACCTGTGGGTCTTCGCGGCGCATCCGGTCGAACACATCGATGGAGTTGGGCCACGCCAGGTCGGGGTTCCGCTCTGCGACCCACCCGATGAGCGTGCCCCACGTGACGACCCCGGGGTCCGCCTGATATCCGAGCTCGCCCACGGCAAACCTCCTAGAACTGGAATGTGGCGAGGTTCACCTCGCCACGCCCAACGTCGGCGCGCTTCACAACGCGCGGCGCCGGGGATGCCGGCTTCTGCTTCTTCGGTGTCGCCTCGGACTTCAGGACGCCCCACAACGCCCACGTGACGCCCTGAGCCAGCGAGATCGGCTTCGACGGGTCCGACGGTTCCCATGTCTCGCCGGCTCGGCCAATGTTGCGGGTCGTAGCGTGCTGCAGGCTGATTGTGACTTCGGGCTGATCACGGTGCGGAACAAGCCCGGCGTTCACGTGCTCGATGAACAGCGAGTGCGCGGCGGCGATCTCATCGTGATTCATCGCGAGGTACTTCACCTTTGCCTTGTCGAGTGCGGCGAGTACCGGTGCGGCGTTCTTCGGATCGAGCACGACGAGCGCGTTTCCGAGCTCAGCTTTCAGCGCCTTCAGGTCGCTGGAGACCCATAGCGTTCCGGCGTCGGTCTTGTGGTGCTCGACGGCGATCGAGTCGTCGTCGAAGCGGGCGGCCTTGCAGATCGTGGCGTACCCGCCGCCTCGTCCAAGCGCGAGAGAGAGCACGACACCATCGCCGAGCACCGCGGCACCAGGGTGCGCTTGCTTCGTCCACATCGTCAGGTCGAGCATGGACAACGCCTCGACGACCTCCTCGGGCCGAGAGGGCCAAATGGAAAGCCGCTGACGCGCGAATGCCTCGGGGTTGGTCTGTCCCATCCGGTCCCAGTCGTCCTGCACGGTTTTCCACGCGAGCCGAATGCCGAGCCCCGGGTTTCCCTGCCGCCACACCTCGGGGTCACCCAGGTCGATCTCCGCGGCCGTCTTCGGATCATCGGACCCGACTGGCGTGTGCTCGATCCATCCGGTGCGCTCGAACCCGCCCTTCCGCCCGCGATCACGGAGCCCCTCGAAGTACTCCCCGTCCTGATCTTCCTTCGGCACGGTGCCGGTGAACAGCACCTGCTTGTTGGGACTGGCGTCCGTGGCGGGAAGGAGCGCCTCAAGGATGGTCAGCGGCGAGTGCTGGGCCTCATCGACGATGAGGATGTCGAACGAGACGCCTACGCCGGCTGCGCCGGTGCGGGTGAAGAACACGAGGCGGTTGCCGTTCTTCAGCTCGATTGACCAGTTCCCGTTGCCCGTCGAGATCCCGGTGACGCCTTGCGCCGTCTGCTTCCCCCCACCCACGAGCTCAGCACGGAGCACCGGCGATCCGAGAATGGCGCGTCGGGCGCGGCGGAATGCCTCGCGCGCTGTCGCTCCCTCATGAGCGGTGTGACCAATCAGCTTGGGGGCGCCGTCTTCGCGGGGCCAGAGATAGAGGTGCGCGAGCTCGTAGGGCAGCAGAATCCCGCCCTTGCCCTGCTGGCGGGAGACGAGCTCCCCGAACTCGGTCGCCGCCCACTGACCGAAGGCGTCAACCGATGCGATCGCTTCAAGACTGCTCTCCTGCCAGGGATCGCACTGAATGCCCGCGAGATCGCTGATGTCGAGGATGTCGTCGATCAGCGACCCCACTCGGCTCAGCGGCAGTGTCCTAACCCGCGGCTCTTGCAGCCCGAGCTGCTCGGGCTTCGGCGAGTTGCTCGGCAAGGGTCATCTCCTTCGGCGCTTCGACCGGCCCGCGCGCCGCTTCGACCGCGTACCGGAGCTCCCGGGCGATGGGCGCGATCTTGGTCGGGTCCTTCTTGACGGTTTCCTTCAACGCGATGCGAAGGGTGTCGACGATCAGCTGTAAGTCATCCACCGCCGTCTCCTCGGCGGCGATCGGCTCCTCATTCGACGCGGCGGGCGGTGTCGGTGCGGACTGTCGGTATCGGCGGCCGGCCTCGGTGTGCGCGATCTGGCAGGCCTCGTCGACTGGGGTTCCCTCACGGAGGTGTCGACGGTACGCAGCGTCCGTACCGCAAGGGGCCTTGGGTCGCCCCATTCACCCCACCTCCTCGAATTCCCCCACACTGCGTATTACCCCCGCGGAGAGAGCTGCCCGGACCGTGCGGGAGGTGGGCAGTCAACCCGCGTCACTGGATTTCTCGGGCCCGTCGCAGCACCGGCCGGAGGGCTCGAGCAGATAACTTGAACGGCATGGTGAGCAGTTGGGCTACGGATCTGGGGGTTCAGGTCGCATCCGCCTTGATCGTGGCCCTTGTCGTGAGTTTCAGTGCCTACCTCACACCCTGGGGGAAGCGTCAGATACGGAGGCTGCGCGCAACCGTCGGACGGAGCTGGAACGCTCTACGCTCACTCCGGGTCACAACTCAGCGTCGCCTCGACTCAGAGATCGAGGAGGCAGTGCGGCTGGCGACCGCCGCTGCGAAAAGCGACCCAGCCGACGAAGCGCATGAAAAACGACACCAGGACTATGACGGTTGGGTTCTCGGCCCTGCTAGTGAAGCGCGCTTCTGGGAGCTGAGGAACCAGACCGGAGAAACCGTCACTGTCGAGGGGATCGTGCCATCTGGACCGTACTGGCCATTCGAGTGGGAGGAGCCAAGCTTCCCTGTGCGGCTCGCTCCAGGAGGATCTGTCTCGATCCGGGCCCGAAAACTTCGCTCCGGCAACCACCTCTTGCCCTGGATGAACGACGCGATGGCGAACGTGGTCTACGAGGACGAGCACGGAGACGAACGCGAAGCAATCATCTGGATCCTGGATTGAGATGCCGGGCAAGTGCCCCCGTGTCACGCTGCAGCAGCCGGCTTAGTCGACGTGGAACGGACCTTCACATCTTCTGCTTGGGCGAGCACGATCGCAGCCGAGGAAGCTGCCGATGATCGTATGGCGCCCGGCCGCCTTCTAGCTCGCCGCGAAGGCTGAGATGTCGATTGGGGCGTTATCGCCCTTCCGGCTGTTGCAGCTGCGGTGCATGGGTACGAGGTCCTGCCGCGTGAGATGACCGCCGTTTTCGAGAGCTTCCGGATGGTCGGCGGTGAACGACATCCGCTCGCTTTTCGGTAGCGTCGTGTCGATTGGCTGGCCACAGCCCTCGCGCGTCGGGGAACCGTACCCGCAGGGAAGGTTCTCGCGCGCGGTGCGCCGCTTCAGCGCAGCCTGCTTGCGCCGGTAGGCGCGGTGGCCTTTGCCGTCTCGAACGGATCGGCTGCTCACCGCGACACCTCCGACACGTTGCCCGTGAGCGTCCGCGGACGGTACACGCGGGCGCTCACCTATGCACGACCGCGCCTCACGCGTCCGCGATCGCCCCCGATGCAAGATGATCAGCGCTACTCGGCTCCACCCCTGGGGCGGCCGGGCGCCGTCTGGCTGAAGATGCAAGCGTTGCGTGAACGGTTAGGCGAGATCCCGGCCAGTCGGACCGGAAGATCAGGCAGGGCCGCGCCCGATGCGCGAGAGACGAGCGCGACCCCGAGAACGCCGAAAGCCCCACCCGTTAGGGTGAGGCTTTCGGACATAGTTCTTGTGCGAGGCACAGCCTATCAGCGAAACAGGCCAAGTTTTCAGAGCAACTCTCCACGGCGTGTCGGGTATCGAAGTCACCCTCGGGCGCTGGCCTGAAGCGGGGCGTGGACAGCGGTCCCCAGCAAGCCCTCGCTCAATGCCAGCCACGACCCTACGACGCGTAGGCGAACTGCTCGCTCAGAGGTGATGCAATCGTCGCGCCACTCCGTAAGCGGTAGCTGGTCTTGCGCCCGCGGCGGCTGGCTCTCAGCAGCAGCATCCCCATCGACATGTCCTCGTTGACGTCCTCACTGATCTCACCTGGAGCGTCAGGGACATCCTCGTCTTCGCTACGCATCACGAACACGACGAACTTGCGCGCCTCTGCCAGAGCGACGTTGGCAGCCCCGCCAGCAGCGGCGACGCGCGCAATGACCGCACTGATGTGCTCGTTTGGGGTAGCCACAACGAGCGGACGCGTGCCGTCAGGTGCGGCGTAAGGAAGGTTCACGCGTCGCGGTCCGACCGCGATGGACTTCATCACCCGTCGAGCCGCCGAATGACGGTCCATACCGACAGATCCCGGAGTCATGACATCTCCTCAAGTGACGCCTCGTAGGCGTCGTACACTTCGTCGAACGAAGAACGGAACGATTCTTGCACGTCTTCCTGAGAGTAGATAGCGCGTATGACGCGCTTTTTATTCTCGTCGTGCGGGTAGCCATCGTGTCGGTGAACCGTTCCGTGACGGCAATCGATGCAGACCTGCTCGACGTACTCGCCGTCCGAACCGCAGCGCGTCCAGACGATGGCATAGTCGACGAGCTGGCCATCCCACTCGACTCTCCTAGTGACGATGCGGTTGACTTCGTCGACCTGCATGACGTCGGCTGGCTCGACCCAGCACTCCTCAATGGGCGGCGGGGTCCACGAAACCGTACTCGCGACGTCACGAGCACCCGATCCACCTTGTCCCCCCGGCACGCCATCACGCTACCAGGCGCCAAGCGAGTCGCGACTCAACCGGACCGCGACGGTTCACGCAAGCCACCGCACCGCTCGCGCAATGAGACGTCAGTACTCTCGGAGCCGTCGCGTTTCCGCCACATCGGCAGGCGGCACACGGCGTCTATTCATCCTTCAACCGGGCGACGTCGCTCGGCCCAAAGTCGAACTCTCTCGCCTCGAACACGCGGGCCAGCCAGTCCGATACGGCAGCCTCGCTCTCTGCCTCCGTCTCCTGGACCACACGTGCACGGAAGTTCTCGGCGAGCTGTGGGTGCGTCTCCGCTAGAGATGCGATCGCCTCGTGGGCGATTAGCATCTGAACCTTCTCCAAGGCGTGCCCGCGCGCGGTCTGAGGCGCGTTCGGCACGTAAGGGTTTTCTTGAAGAACTGTGAGCAGCACTCGGGAGGACCCGTGCCGCGATCGTTCCTGAACGTGGGCCAGCTCACTCAACGATCGAACGAAGACACTCAGTCTGCCCCAACCAGCGGCGTCTACCCAGCGAGACGGTGAGGGCGCGACCCGTTGCATCTCCATGCGTCGAGCGCGCGCCGGCTTCAACCGATGTGTCCGTGCGCGAGCGACAGATTCGATCACGCCGCGCACGCACGTCATCGAGTCGTCGACATCCTGAAGCCACAAGACCCAAGCAGATTCCATCGCTGCAGCTGCCGCTCTGAGGGCTGCAGCCCTCTCTCGATGCTGCGAGCGAGTCGCAACACCCAGCAGATCAGTGAGTTCAGTGATGGCTCGGAATCGCTCGAGCTTGGCACGTAGGACAGCCGGATCGAACGCGCCACCGGTGACGATCCGTTCACGCGCGAACGCTCGGCGCGCCTCATCTCCACTCCGAGCCCACCGCTCCTCGAGAGACATCCACGCATGGAACTTTCTCAAGTCAATAGACTCGTCGTCTCGATGACGAGCAATCACTCGCCTGTAGGTCTGCCCCCAGCCAGTCAGCGTGCTGGACCGTTCCGACATCACGAAGTCATAATCTGGCGGCTCGTACAACACACTGAAGAACGAAGGTTCAGGCACGTCGTCGTCGAAACCCGAGATCGGACACAGGAGCAAGGAATGCAGATCCTTCGCTGAGACCCCCTGCTCCTTCCCGAGCAAGCTGATGCAGACGCGGACTTGGTTCAGCGGGACGACTGCGGCTCGAGCGATGAAGTCGTCGATATGGCACCGCTCGGCAGACTGAGGAGTGAGGCTTGCCGCGACAGTTCTCGATCCCATCGCGGCCGGCCGCCCGTGAAGGAACTCGGAGAGCGCGCCATAGTCGGCTGGAACGTCTCGGTCGACGAGGTGCGACGGCTGATGAGCCCAGGCATCACGCAGATACTGAGCGTCTGAGGATCCCGGCACCCGCTCAAATTCGTGAGAAAAGGCGATGTTATAGGTCCATCGTTCGATGTACCGCCTAGCGAGTGCGGCCGCCGCGTAGGTGTATCCGAACCGCAGGCACCAGACTATGCGGGCGTAGACATCGAGCCCCTCCCGCAACTCGGACAGCCACACTCTTGTGGTGGAGGTAGCCGCAGTCGTCTCCTCCCAGAACCACGGCGCGCCCATTCGATCCAGCGCCATGTCCCCGACAGCGACTGCAAAACCGCCCCGCCAGGCGACGGGTGGAACGCGTCCGGCTTCCGACATCAGCACTGATCGTGCAACGGATCGCGCCTCCAACCGGGACACGAGGGCGCCAGGGGCGACCCCGAGCAGGTCGTTGATCGACAGTGATGTTGCGCGTTGGATATCGGGGTCGACGGGTTCGTGCCCCGATGTCGTCTTAGGTGCGGAGCCGCTTGCCGCGCGCGCACGCCTATCTGCTTTGATTCTTCGCCCCGAGACCATGCGGATGACGTTAGCGGCTTGCACAGCCCAAATCAGTGCGGTTGGAACGCTCGTTCGGACGGCCTAGTTGCGCGACCTCCCTGCGGTAGGGCGGCCGACGCGAGCGCGCATAGTCTCGCGGAGTGCGAGCACCTCCGATTCACGGAACCACGTCACTCGCCCCATCGGCCCCTGCGTGATCGCGCGCGGCACGAGCCCTTCGCGCTCTCGCCAGCGCCTGAGCGTCCGCTCAGACCCGGCGTACTTCGCCCGGGCCGCCTCGTCCTTCGTGATCAGCCGGTCCCGCCACTCGGCGACAGCCGACACTTCGAGCGCCTCGTCGGCGTCCGCGTCAACGACGTGCGCAGCATCCGGGCGCTCGAGGCGGTAGCGACCCACCGCGTCGATGATCGACCAGAACGGGCGCACACCCTCGTCGTCGACCGGATGCCGCACGAGCACGGCCTCGGCGAGCTGCTTGACGTTGTCGGCGTCGTTCGCGATCTGGTCGAAGTCACCGAGGATCACGTTCGCGCAGCTGCGAGCGTAGTCGTATGCCGCGAGTGAGCCGGCGCCGGCGGGCATCCCGCCGACGATTCCCGACCGCGGGTCGACGAACACGGCCCATGCGCGCAGCGATCGCATCACGTCTTCGGAAGCGTCGATCAGATCGGCCGGTGTAGGCGCGGGCGACTCAGCGAGCATCCCGGATGAGACGCGGACCGAGTCGTAGACCGTCGCCCTCCGCGGGTCCGCAAGCGATCGCATACGTCCGACGAGGTCCGCCGCGTTCTCGAGGTGTCCACGCATCCGGCGATAGCAGCGGTCGCAGATCAGCACGCCATCGCGCGCGGCAGCCGGCGCGCATCCGTTGCACGCCTCTGGCGCGTTCGGCAGCTCGGCCTTTGCGGGCACGAGGCGCTTCTCAACTCCGTACCAGTCGCACGTGGCGTAGTGCACGTCAGGCACCGTGCATCCGAGCACGCAGGATCGTTCGGACATTCAAGGCTCCTCTCAGAACGGGATGTACTTGGTCAGGACGTCCACGAGCCGCCGTCGTCGAGGCGGGCGATGCGCGGCTCGTGTTGTCGCCTGCTGGCGGAGGTCATGCTGTCCGCCCGGGGTCTGCGATCTCGTGGCGCATATCGATGAGTGCGGCGGTGGCGCGCGCGGCGTCTCGTTGGCGTCGCTGGTAAGCGGCGACCTCGCCGATAGCCCGGAAGTAAAGGCCGGCCTCGCGGAGGCGCCGCAGTGTCCGGTCGTCAGCGGCTTGGATCGCTTCCTGGCGCAGCCGCAGTTCGGTGTCGACGATCGCGGCGAGCGCGCGTTCAGAACGGTTCATCGTCGGTGCCGACTCGCTCGAAGTGGGCGGTGAGCTTTTCCTCGTAGATCCGCCGCTGCAGCCATTCGTCGCGCTTGAGGCGAGCATCCCGGCAGGGTCCGCATTTCGTCTTCCCGGCGCCGTGCGGCATGTGGTCGTCGCAGAACATCGGCGGGGCATCCAGGATCAGCGGGCGCTCCGGCAGCACAGGCTCCTCCTCGCGGTCCTGCGCAACCGCGTCCCACGCATCGGCCCGCGCGGCGGCCTCCGCCCGCACCTGCGCCCTCGCCCGCTCCCGCGCTCGCTCGCGCCCGCCCGCGCTCCCCCGCCCCACAGCCACGGACGTCCATGGACGATCCCGCGCCGGCGGTTCCGGGGTCGAGATCCGGACGCCGCGCATGTCCACCCGCAGCGGGTGCAGCAGCAGCAGCCACTCGGCGCCGCCCGCGACATACGTCGTCAGGAAGTCGGCGTCCATCAGCGCGACGAGGTGATCGAGCACGTCGTCCGGCGTCGAGAACGTCTCCCGTGCGATCCATGCCGGGTCCATCGGTCCCCGGCCCAGCGGGTCGAGGTTCAGCCACAGCCACAGTGCGAGCGGCTTCGCCTCGTGCGGCACCTCGTCGAGGTGTCCCAGGTCGGCCGCGCTGATCATTCGTTGCTTCATTGACACCCTGGTCGTTCCCTCTCGCGAAGCCCTCGATGCACTTGTCGAGGGCGAACTGCAGATCGTGCTCGTGGACCGTGAAGCATTCGGTCCATCCCTTCCCGCCGCGGCCGAGCACCGCCTCGGCGTCGTCCCATCCGGTGAATGCCCGGGGGAACCAGCGCGCCAGCACGCGCAGCGCCTCGCGCTCCCACGAGGCATCCGTGTTCCGGGCGCAGACGATGACGTGGGCGCCGGCGCGCATGAGCTTCTCGACGCGGCTCCACTTCCACGCACGCCCCACCTTCAGGACTCGCGATGCCGGCCAGTAGACGACGTACGTCATCGCGAACGTCGGCATCGCGCTCATCGCGACATTCCCGATACGGTTCGGGGGTGGACGAGATCGCAGCCCTCATTGGCGGCCAACTGCTGAGTGCCGCGTGGGCTGTCTTCACCGGCGCAGTGGTCCCAATCGCGGCCGCCGGTGTCGCCGCGCTGGTAGTCGTGCGGCAGATCAGGCAGCTCGACCGACACCGGACCGAGGACCGCAGAGCCGAGGGTCTCCTGGCGCTCACCGAGCTTCTCGGCGAAGAGGCGGCCGTCGCTGCTGATGCGGGGATGTGGGCCAATGCAGTCGCGGCTCGCTTCCAGGCAAACGAGTCGCTCGTGCGGGCGTACGCGCTTCTCCCGGATGCCGATCTCCCTGTCGCGAGATGGATCGCGAAGGAGCGCATCCGGATGACTGAGGTGGTGGATCTGGCCGGTCAAGCTGGCGAGTTCGCCCGGCAGGAGCCTGGGCCCCATCGAGGAGAGGCGCTCAAGATCGCAGCGGAAGCTATGCAGACCTTGCTCGATTGGCAGCGCGGCGAACTGCGAACGAGCTGGTTCGAACAGCGCCTGTGAACCACAACTCATCTTGATCTCGCTTTCTGCGCAAATGTGAGCCCGCCGCGGCGGACGTTATGTACTTCGGTGGTCTTGCTGCACAGTCCGAACGTGTCGAGCCGGATCGCGAGCTGTCCGCAGGCGGCGCACGCGCGGTAGATTGCGGCGTGCATCTGGTCAATGCGCGCGAGCTCGGCTGCCCGCTCGCGGCGCACGTGCTCCTGACGACGGATGTCGAGCACCCAGCCCTTGTCGGTCAGCGACCATCCGCCGTCGGGGAGGGCGGCGACTTCGCGCGTGCAGCAGCCGAACTTGCATGCTGCCTTCATGACGCGAGCCCCATCTCGGCCTCACGCTCGCGGACCCACTGCCGCTCGTAGGCGGCGTACGTGACGCGCGGGTGCTTCTCCCAGTGCTCGAGGAGCTCGGGAGAGGCGTACGCGCGGGCGCGGCGCTCGTTTCCCATGAACAGCGAGCCCGGGTCGATCCCCGCCGCGCGGCCGCGTGCGTTCAGCAGCGCGCCGTTCGTCGCCTCCTCGGCGAGCATGTACGCCGCGAGACGCACCTCCTCGTACTCCTCTCGCACCTCCCGCCAATCAGCGAAGGCCGACCCGATGATGCTCATGCCGCGGCGCTCCACCCGCCGTCGTCGTCGAGGCGGACGCGGCCCCAGACGGAGTGGTTGATCGGGCACTGGCGCGGGTTCGCCCACGAGGGGACGATGAAGCCGGTGAGCTCGGCGGCCGTGGGGTCGGCGTGCACGGTGTTGTGGCAGGTGCGGCACAGGTGCACGAGGTTCGCGGGCAGGTGGTCTCCGTGGCGGCGCAGCTGCCGGTGGTGCATGTCGGTCGCACGTTCGGCGCCGCAGCGCTCGCACATGCCGCCGGAACGGTCCTTCACGACGGGGCGGGCGTCGGCCATCGGGTCAGCGTTCGCGCGGGTCATTTCTCGTCCCGCATCGACTTCGCGATCGACTGCAGCAGGGTCACGTCGCGCTCGACGGCCTCGGCGAAGTCCTTCGCGTACTCGAACATCAGCCACGCCTCGTCGTACGCGTCGACCGCACGCATGAGGCGCTCGTCGACGCCGTACGCGAGCTCGCGCAGCTCGGTCATCGTCGCGCCGCGGCCGTACTCGTCACGCAGCTTCTTGACGGCGAGGCCGAGCGCGATCTTCCGTTCCCGCTCTGCGTCCTTCAGCTTCGCGCGGTAGTCGGCGAGCGCGCCGGGCGCGGCGATGTTCTTCGCTCGCGCGATTGCGAGCGCGCCGACGACCTGAGCAGGGGTGGGTGACCACTGTGCGAGGAGGTCCTCGTCGAGGATTGCGACGTTCAGCGGAACGATGTCGAACCCGGCGGGGATGGTGACGACCACTCCCGAGGCGGGGTCGACGTGGTTCGGTTCGGTGCTCATCGCCGGCGCCCGCCCTTCCGCTTCGCGGCACGGCGACTCGCGCGGTTCCCGGGCAGGTGGTCCTGCGGACGGCGAACGGCGGGCCGCGCCTCGGGAGTGCGCTCGATAGCCACCGGCACGTTCGCGCTCGGTGCGGGCGCCCACGGGTCGGCGTCTGTGCCGGCGGGCGCCTCGGCGAGCGCTTTGCGCTTGGCGCGCAGCTGACGGTGCAGGGCGGTTCCTTCGGCGTCGGCGCGGAATGCGCGGGCGGCGCGTGCCTCGCGGTCGATCGTGTCGATGTCGAGGATCGTCTGCGCGGCTTCGATCTCGGCGGCCCAGTCGCGGGCTGCCTGTTCCTCGCGGGTGTCCCCCGGTTCTGGGTCGGCCGGCGCGGCGGGGCGCGGGTCGAGGAGCGGGGCGAGGATGTCGGCGAAGACGACGCGGTAGGCGTGGCGTTCGACCTCGGAGCCGAAGATCGCCATCGGCTTCCGTGCGCGCAGCTCGTTCCACTCGGGGTCGTTCGACTCTTGCTGCTCGTACTCTGCCCAGCTGATCGTGACCTTGCGGGGCTGCTGGCCGAGGCGGGTGATGACGACCCGTGCGGCGATCGGTGGTTCCCGGTCGACGTGGATGTCGGACCACTCGGTATCGGTGGCTGCGAGGAAGTAGGGCCCGTCGATGGCGGCGAGCTGGCCGGAGGCGAGCACGGCGGCACGAGCAGCCTCGACGGGGATGGTGCGGGGTTCGGGCATGGCTCACGCCTCCTGGAAGTTGAGGGTCGTGCGGCGCGAGGTCTTCGGGTGCTTGCGCTTGGCGGCGGCTTCCGCCAATGCGAGGTGCATGCGCAGCTGCTCGACGCGGGCGTGTCCGGCGGGGTCGGTGGCTGCCCACGCCGCTTCATCGATCGCGACGGTCTCGCTGACGGAGAGTTGGAAGCCTCCGGTCTCCCCCATGCCGACGGCACCGAAGCGGGTGGCGTGCGGGAGCTTGGCGATCGCCTTCTTGAGAGCGGCGTTCGCGGCCTTCTCAGCCTCGGCTGCCTTGGTCAGCGCGAGCTTGAGCGGGACCCATGCCTCGAGGGCCGCGGCGACGTCGTCGGGGAGATCGTCGACATCAGGACATCCGGCGTCACGCCAGGCGATGAACGCGTCGGCACGCTCGGTGAGCCACGCGATCATCTCCTCGTCACGCGCGACGACCTTCCACGTCGCGCCGTCCGCCGGCGGCTGGTCGTCCTCGTCCCGGATCTCGAAACCGTAGAGGCCGAAGTCGGCGCCCATGACGCGGATCTGAAACTGCATCTGCGCGTAGTGCTCGATCGGGATGCCATCGTGCTCCCACCCGTGCTCGTGCGACTTCACCTCGATGACGGCGAGGCGGCCGTCGCCGTCCCAACCGAACCCGTCCGGGGTCGCGCGGTGCAGGTCGTTGTCGCGGGCGGCCCAGAGCGCCGTGTTCGCGACGACGCTCTGCAAGAGGTCCGCGGCCTCGTCGAGGAGCGCGGCCTCTCGGGCGGAGCCGGCGCGGGTCGCGGCGTTGCCGCGGAAGCGGGCGCCGTTCATCTTCTCTTCGGCGATCGTGCGGCGTGCCTTGAGGCCGGCGCGGGCGATGCGCCAGGCGTTGGAGGCGGTGACGCCTTCGCCGCGCTCAGCGAGCCAGAGCTCGCGGTCAGCGTCGGCGGGGACGACGATTCGGGCGGTGGGCTGCTTCATCGGTTGTCTCGCTCCGGGAGGGTGTCGACTCGGGTCGTCCACCAGATGTCGACGTGGATGGTGTTCATGGACTGCAGGCGGGTGGTGCCGGAGCGGCTCAGCGCGCGGATCTTCCAGCGGACGCCGTCAACGGTGACGATGTCGCCGACCCTCAGCGGATCGGTCTTCGAGCGGGTCGGGATTGTCGCGGGCGCGACGTCGACGAGGGACATGCGGGGCCTTTCGGGTACAGGAATGGGAGGGTGCGGCGCGTGGGGGGTCGCGCCGCACCCGGTCTGGGGGGTTCTTGTCGCTCAGCGCCGAGCGCGGCGGTCCGCTCGAGCGAGGTGGATCATCGCGGCGAGGGTGATCGCGAGGATCACGGCGAGCGCTGCGAGCAGCATCGCGATCACCGTCGGCTCCCCTGCGTCTGCCGGCGTCGCGCGCGAGCATCGAGAACACAGATCGAGATCCAGGTGCCCCACGTCACGACGAGGGACGGGATCGCGAGCCACACGGGGATCTCGTCGGGGTAGATCACGAAGCCACCGCCTCGAGCTCGGCCTTGCGGAGGATGAACGGCAGGCCGGACGGGCGCACCCGGGTGGTCTGCGTCGGGTGGACGTTCCCTTCACGGTCGGTCCACGACGACGCGGTGAGCACGAAGTGGCGCATGTGCTTCTGGTACGGGAGCGTCGATCCGGGCTGGATGACGCCCGCCTCACGGAGGCGGCGGTAGAGCGTGTTCCGGCCGACTCTGCACATCTTCGCGGCGGACTCCATGGAGTAGTACCCGTCGGCATCCATCAGCTGGTCGTACGCCTCGACCTTGGGGGCGTCCTCCGCGACGCGAGCTTCCAACTCTGCGGCACGCTCAACGGTCGCGGCGAGCTCTCGAAGAGCTTCTGAGTACGACTGCGGCAGCGCGTGTTGCACGGCATACGTTCCGGTGCGACGGATGGCGGGGATGACCTCTTGGGTCAGCCACCGGCGGAAGGTTCGCGAGGCGGGCGCATCCGAACGTATGACGACCTCATAGATCCCCGGCTCGCTGATGATGGTCGCCTTCTGCGTGCGGCCGAGCCGGTCTTGGATGGGGTACGTCTGGCGTACCTCATCGTCTAGACGCTCGGCCACGGCCGACGCCGACCGCGCGAGACCAAGGGCCATCGCGACATCCGCGAGCACGAACCATGGCTCACCATCTATGACCACCGTGCGGATATCGGTTCCTACGAAGCGGAAGATGCTCAGCTCAGTCACCGGATTCCTCCTACGATCGAGGAATCGACCGAAGGAGCACCATGACCGCGCGCCACAATTTCCCGACAACCGCGAAGGAGCACGCGGAGAACGCGGTGGGCTACGCCGATGACGCCGCCCGTTCGATGAACGAGGCCACGAGTGCTGGGGATCGTGACCGCGCATTCGAATCGCTCAGCTTCGCTGTCCTTGAGCTGAGTCGGGCCGTCGCGAAGATCGCGGCGGCTCGCAACCTCTGAATCGATCTGGTCGGCTAGCCCGCGCAACCGCTGCACGACAACGCCAGCGATCTCGGATGTCACATACCCATCGGTGATGCGGCCGACCAGTTCGGTCATGTCGATCCGATAGTCGCGCCCCAGCACCGCGCGCACCAGCGAGCCCCTCGCAGACGCAGCGGACGCCTCGGACGCAAGCCTCGTGTCCCGACACGGCCCGCACGGAGCGGTCGCACCGGCCGGGTGGTCGGCGCAGAACGGCGACGGGGCGGTCATGACGCCACCGCCTCGGCCGGGTCGATGACGCGCGTCGTCATCCACGCGTCGAGGTCGACCGGATAGAAGACATTCAGGCGGCCCTGCTTGAACATCTTCGGGCCCCGACCAGCGGCGAGCAGGTTACGAAGGGTCTGATGGGCGATGCCGCAGTACTCAGCGGCGCGCCGAGTGCTCAGAACCGGCCCGGTCCGTTCGATCGACGCGCTCACGATGCTGCCGGCCGATCCGCGCGAACGAAGCGTTCCTCAGCACGCTGAACCAGAACGTCAGGTGTCATCCCGAGCCAGTGAGCGACGTTGCCCAGTTCAACGACGTTGAAGGGCGTAGCGCCGTTCAACCTACGGCCTGCCGTATGAGGCGTGATGCCGAGCGCCCCGGCCATCTCGCCCGCAGTCCTCTTCTGCCGTGCCATCTCGGCTCGGACCTCCCCCGCTAGCAGGCCCGCGATCACCGCTCCGACCAGTGAGTGATTTGTCATGTGGATCACTATGGATGACAAATCATGCGGCGTCAACTTTGTCATGCGGGTTGACGAAAAATCATGCAGGCGAGATCATGATCCCGTGGACAACTACGGCGAACGCTTCTCGGAAGCTCTTGTCTCTGAGATCAAGGCAGAGATGGGGCGACGGGACCTCTCGTCGCGCAAGCTCGGCGCGATGATCGGAGAGTCTTCTCAGTACATGTCGATGCGGCTCGACGGCGGCAACCCTCGCACGGGGGAACGGGTGACGCTCAATGTCAAGGATCTGTCGGCGATCGCCGAAGCGTTGGACCTCAAGGTCACTGACCTCACGCTTCGCGCTCACCAGCGAGCACTCGGGGTCGACCCTCATCTCATGGCCGAGAGCACTGAGATCGACTCCCGATCTGCGACGAATGTCGTGCATGGCCGATTCGGCGCGAGTGCCCCGGAACTGGACGAGCGCGCGATCGCCAAGAAGAAGAGCCGGGACCGCGGGGAGGACCCTGAGCCGTGAGGGACCGACACATCCGCCAGACCATCCAAGATCTCGGAGTGAGCGTCCGCTACACACCACTCGCAGACGACCGAGACGGCGAATACCTGCACCACCGACGCCTGATCCGTCTCCAACCCGGCATGCCCCGGCGGCTGCACCGCTCCGTCCTCGCACACGAATGCGCACACGCAGTGTTCGGCGACGAACCAGCCCACTTCGGCCTCATCAACGCGAAGATGGAACAACGCGCCGACGAATGGGCCGCACTCCGCCTCATCGACATCGACGAGTACAAGCTCGCGGAGTCCATCCACTCCGGCCACACCGACGCAATCGCGCTCGAGCTAGACGTCACCGTCGACCTAGTAGAAGCCTTCCAGCGCACCCTCACCCGATTCGGCGACACCGTCTACCACCGCCCACGCATGGGCGCCGGTATGTGGCAGCACCGAGAGACGGTCCACTGATGGCCCGCCCACCCCTCGAACTTGAGACCTGGGGAAAGATCCGACGCACCACAATCGGCGGCAAGCCCACCGCAGTCGCCAACTACCGCGACTCCGACGGCATCACCCGTCGAATGCAGCGGGATGGCCGGACGCCGGCCGAAGCGGAACGCAACCTGATCCGCGCGTTGAAGGCGCGGCTCGCACCGTCCAGCGAAGACCTCACGTCAGCGACGACGATCTCCGAGCTCGCGGTGAAGTGGATCGACTCACGAGGCCGCCTGGCCGAAGGCTCGATCCGCACCTACAGGAACGCGATCAAACACATCGACCGCGGGCTCGGCTCCGTCCGACTGCAGGAAGCGACAGTCCCCAAACTCGACCGCTTCATCATCGCCGTCGCCTCATCATCCGGACACGGCATCGCTTCCACCGTTCACGTCGTGCTGCGTGGGATGTTCGCCCTCGCAGCACGACACGGCGCCGTCCGCACCAATCCGATGATCGACGTCCCCAAACCCGAGCGACCAAAGCGAGTCCGCCGCGCGGCCGCACCTGACGTCACGGTCGTCCGCGGCATCCGCGCCCGATTCGCCGAGTGGGACGCCGGCACCGAGCCACGCCCCGAGGGCGACCGCCGACGCCGGCTCCCCCGCGCAAGCGCCCTCCTCGACACAACCGACATGATCATCGGCACCGGCATGCGCACCGGCGAACTGCTAGCGCTGAAATGGGACGCGGTGAACCTCACCGAGCGACTCGTAACCATCCGGCGCACCGTGGGACAGGACCGAAACGAGCGATTCTTCGTCCAGGAGTTCACCAAGACCGACGCGGGATACCGCGAGCTCGAGCTGCCCGCCGAGGTCGTCGAGATGCTGCTGCGGCGCCGCGTCGACTCCCATAGCGAGTTCGTGTTCCCCTCGGCGGTCGGCACGCTCCGACTGCCCCCCAACTACCGCACGAGCTGGCGCGCCGCTCTCGCCAGCACGCCTTACGCGGGCGTCACTCCCAAGAGCTTCCGCAAGACGGTCGCGACGGTGGTGCGCGACGCGCTCGGCATCGAGGCAGCGAAGGAGCAGCTCGGGCACGAGGACAAGAAGACCACGGAGGCCCACTACGCGGATGAGGTCCACCGTGGGCCAGCGACCGCAGGCGTTCTTTCAAAGCTATTCACGTGAGCCCATTCGCGGGTGGAAACGCTCCAGGAACAAATCTTCACTCAGCTATCCACTACGTTGGATGAGCATTTGCTAATAGAGACGCAGGGGGCGTTGTGATCATCACGCGAGACAGAAGCCAGATCGAGAACGGGGTGGTCCAGCTTCGATTCGCCGATGCGGACGACAACGTTCGAGACATCAGCGCACAGGATCTGGCAGAAGTTCTCGAGGGGCTGCTTGAGTTCAGTCGCGAGCTGGCCAAGTCGGGCGAGTTCGGTGATGGCCCCGCTCCGGAGATCCGAATCCGAGTACCAAAGCAAGGATCGTTCGTCCTGGAGGCTCTCGTCTGGCTGGCGGAGAACCCGCTCACCGGGGCCGGCGCGACCGGCGCCGCGATTGCCGGCGGCGCGATGGCAAAGGAGCTGGGCACCGCAGCAGGCAAAGCGATTACCAATGCGATCGGCGTCGGCCTCCGGCGTCTGCGTAGCGAGAAGCCGGAACGTGCGGAAATGCTGCAGAACGGTGAGGTCCTGCTCACTTGGCCGGATCAGACCACCACACAGATCACTACGGCGACGTGGTCGAAGCTCAATGAGATGAAGCGCCCGACGCGAACCGCGTTGCGGAAGCTGATGTCACCGCTGGGGAAGGATGCCGAGAAGCTCGAGGTACGGTCGGCTTCCGTCTCGGAGCCCACGCCGGAGATTCTGAGCGAGCCCGCGGCGGCGACGGCGCGCGCCGGCGACTACCTAGCTGCCAGCACCGAGCCCGTCGAGGCGTTCGAGCGGGAGAGGGTGTTTGAGACAGAGGCCGTACTGCGGAGCATCGACTTCGACAGCCCCGACAAGTGGCGCGTAGAAACGACCAAGGAAGGTACCCGCCAGGCTAGAATCGACGACAGAGAGTTCCTTCTCCGCGTCGATCGTGGCGAAGCTATCCACAAGGGTGACATCTTCTGGCTGAAGATCCTCGAAGTGGTGTCGAAGGAGCCAGGCAAGAACACCAGCAAGGACTGGACCGTTCTCGAGGTCCGGCGGACGAAGCGAGGCGAAAGGGATGCCGACAACTAAGTCGAGACGATTCCCGCAGGTTGATGCAGAACTCGCACGTCGTCTCGCGCTCGTGTTCATCTGCATCGTGTCGATCGTGCTTCTACTGCTCGGCTCGATCCTCGAGGCGACATCGCCGTACCTCGTTCTGGTGCCAACACTTCTGGCAGCCTTCCAGATCTCGCGGATGCGCACGCACTGA